TAGTATTAGAGTTAGAAAAAATAGGCTCGTCCCAATAAAGGAAGAGCCAATCACTATTAGAATTTACATTTTTCATAGTCTACTCACTAACCAACTTTCTGTACGATAGTTCGGCAATGAAGGCTGTATAGATGGCGTATAATGGACTTACTCCTATCGCGCTATACAATATAAGGCTACACCAAAAAGAGAGGCACAGAACGCAGTTAAATGGCTTGAAGTTTAAAACCCGTTCCATCACCCAACCATAAGGTTCAAATATAAATAGGAATGAGAACATCAATCCTACCGAGGATACTAATATCCAATCGTTATAAATCTCTAACATAATTATAATTGTTCACTTAAATTACTATCCTTTACATATCTCTGTAGACGTGTAAACTTTTCTCCATTCTCTACGCATACTACATATCCTTTAATGTTATGCCCGTACACATCGCTATGGTTTAGACTAACTATCTTGTTAGTCATAGTACTATATATAATACTTATAATAAGATTTGCCGCGCTCTTCCCTGGTTCATAATAATGCAGAAATTTTTCGCAAGCTCGCATTACGGCAGCATCTATTAATGCTTGTTTCAACTCTTCGTTACCAGCTGTTACAAAGGCTGATCCTGCAATCTCTATTGAACGTTGAAGTATAAATTTTCCAAGCTCATTTGTTATTGCCCCATTGTCTACGGACAACCTAGCTTCTTTCTCAATGAGTTCTTTATTGTATCTCACGCTCTTGTTCTACTTTATTCAATATCAATAGTATGGTTGGTAGGTAATCTGCGAGCTCCTCGGCCTTTACGCCAAGTTCATGTGCCAATCTAACCAATGTGACTGGGATATTGAAGTGTACCAATGCGTCGATAGCTTCGTATAAATCGATAATGAAATCAGCTTCATTGGATGTAATCTCCTCGTAGTATTCGTCATTAAGCATAATTAATAAGATGAGCGAAGCCTATCTGCCTTTTCTGGATCAAGCTCTGCAATTAATTCAATGTACTCCTTTTCTCTTGCGTATGCCTCTTGGACCTCTTCTAATGTAGAGTCTGTTCCTATATTGGTAAACAACCTTGACATCTCGTACAAGTAAAGGTCTATACGGTTCTTAATTAATTTACATGTTTGGTAGTTCCTTGTATCCATTGAATATCATTTTTATTTTGAAAACTTCTTTTGGTAAATTCTCGTCCACCCGGATTGAAAGGTATTTAAAATACTTTTTAGTATCGTCCTTAACCCAGCCGCGATGACGGAGATAATCCGCGGTAAATTTAATAGCGAGAATACAATTATCAGTATCGTATCTACTGTTATGAAAAACGTGAATGCTAAAATCTTCCGCAGTAAAATCTTGGTATTGGTCAAAAGCTTTCTCAAGTTCATCGAAGTATTGTTTTTTATATTTTTGTCGTATTGCAAAATGCTTACCAGAATAAAACTGGTTAAGGCTTGGAGGTTTTGGTAATTCTATTATTACTTCAGTCATCACTTCTTCGTCTTAAAGCTACCTTCAGAAGTATTAAGTATCCGATTAGATCTTGTACTGTGTCTTCTGTTTCATCGGTAATACCCCTCATCTTAATACGCATCAATTTATCATCAATGCGACAGCATAGGTTTTCTATGGCGTTACCACTTGCAAATATGTTTGCAGGATTAAGCGCAGAGTCTCCGTACGCTTCGTTTTTTAGTAGCAATAACTTTGTTACTGCATCAGACTCTTCAAGTATTAATTGTTTCGTGTCCATACTCAAATATAATTAATCGTCTAACAAGTTGACTTCCAACTTATAAACTTTACTAACACCCTTTCCTTCTATTACTAATCTACCCGAAGAAGGATTGAAAAATATGTATTGTTCTGTTTTCCCGGTATAGTCTGATACATCAAACTTGTAATAACTTCCATTTATGGATATATTACCGTCCTGCTCTACGACGATGTTTAAGGCATCGCTAACGTTGAATCGAAGGTAAGCCCTTACGAGTTCAGCAAAGGCTCTCTTGCGGTCTAAAATTAAGCTGTATGCGTCCATTAAAATAGTGGTTTAATCTTTTCTGCAATTGATTGTACTACATCTACCGTTACTGCGTTACCGCATTGCTTATAGCGTTGGGTGTTGCTAATCTTCTTTACCTCCCCATCGTAGTTGCCGTACTCGGTGTGATTGTCAGAGAAGCCTTGCAGGCGTTCACACTCTATTGGTGTTAGTCTACGGATGCGGTAACCATCGTGTAGTCTTGTAGAGTTGTGTGTGGGGTCTGTTAGCGTAGGACACTCATCTCTTGCACTTCGGTTGTATAAATCAAGTGCTTTTACTTCACCTTCTTTTAAATTACTTTTAGCGATGGTTTCGTTAAGAGCTTTGTTGCTATAATTAGGTTGCACCACAGCTTGATTGCAACTTGTTTCAAGTGTTTGGGCTTTGCGCTTTCCTATTCTGCCTCTACGAGTCTCGCTGTTAGGGTTGGATAGGTTTATACTATCACCTTCTTCCGCTATCTCATATCCTTGCTTGGTTGCGCTTTTTATTTTTATATTTTCTTTTATCATCATAGGATCCTTATATGTAGAAGAATTAACACAAGGAGCTATACCATCATCTCCGTATATTAAACCTTGTTGACCACCAGTACCTCTGTCTCCTACTACTTTAATCCGTTTTTTGTTATCATCTCTATTGTCTTCTCCGATAGGAAATACTCCTCGCCAATTTCTTCCGGGCTTTGTAGAATATCCGACAAGGTATATCCGCTCTCTGTTTTGGGGTAGAAACCACGATGTATTAAGCAATTGCCATTCAAGTCGATAGCCCCCAATGTTGGCAAACGCTTGGAGGATTGCCGCAAAATCTTCGCCAGAGTTGGAGCTGAAAGTTCCTTTAACATTTTCCCAGATAAATACTCCTGGTCTGCATTCCCCAATGAGACGAATTGCTTCAAGGATAAGGCTTGATCGCTCTCCGTCCATCCCTTTACGTTTTCCAGCAAGGCTGAAATCTTGGCAAGGGCTTCCAAAGGTGATAAGGTCGATTCTTGGTAATTGGTCTCCTTTAATATCGATAACTGATCCGACATATTCTGAATTTTTAAATTGTTGTTTATATACTGCTATTGCGTGTTTGTCTACCTCCGAGAAGTAGCTTTTTACTTTATATCCTGCTTTTTCAAATCCCAGGTGAAACCCACCTATTCCACTGAATAAATCTAATTGATTAATTTTTTTGTTAGCCATAATTAAAATTCTAATTCTACTTGTTCTACTTCTTGTTCTATTATCTCTGCTTCTATTCTCTTTCCATTCTTACTGATAAACACTTCTTCGTTATCGTAATCAATGTCTGGATCTTGATGAGCAAATACAGGATTGCCTAAATCATCCTTTTCGTAGTACCTATTCATCATCTTATCATAGTATAATGTAACTACACCCAATGCTCCTACAATCTTTGGTTTAGCCTTTTGAATAGTAATCTCTACCTGGTTTGGTTCGTAGTCTATTCCGTTAGCATCTTGTAGCCCGAATGGACATCTCCATATATTAATGATCATGAATCCTTTTCTAGACCACATCTGACCACCAGCGATATCACTCATCGTAGGTTTAGGTATGTAGGCTACTTCGTTCTTATATCTTGGAGCAATGTACTTTGTGTGTACGGTTACGACGGTGTGTATGTTTCTATCTTGGGAAAACTTACGAATCTTTGTAAGCTCCTTTCCAATAGCAATGTCGTCACGAACTCCTGCTTCTACTTCTGTTTGAACCTCGGTGAATGGATCAATAAGTACACCTTGTATCTTCCCTTCTGTAGCTTCAATCTTTTCAACCTCGCTGTAGATTCCTTTTATGGTAATGTTATCTAGACCACTATCAATAATATAGAAATGGTCTTCAATAAATTTAAAGGCACGTTCTACTTCTTCATCTGTAGCTGTGATTTTATCGTTGACCAAGAATGGCTTACGAAGGTACACCCAAAGTAATTCCGAATATACTTGTGCAGGAGAACCTGTTTCTGGAGAATATAACACCCATCTCCATCCATTGTATTCTGCTGTGTTAACCATCATCTCAAAAGCGAAGTTCGTTTTTCCTTGATGAGGTGCGGCATAGATGTATGTAGTACTTCCTAGCTTCATTGAATACTTCTTGTACAATGATTCTAGCCCTACATAAGCTCCTCTTTTAACTCCATTGTTTCTAATGTTGGTAAGCTCTCCTCTTAAATCACCAACCTTATAAACTTTATTTCCCATCTCTCTGTATTTATTTAATCGTTACCAAACTCTTTCTCGTAGTCTTCCTCTTTGTGTGCGAATGATTTGCTTATCTCCTTACGGTAAAATTCCTTTGCAACATAGAAGTCGTAAACACTCTTCCCGGTTAATCCATTAAAGGCCATTAGCTTTGCTATCATCTCTGGATTGCGGTTGATATGATCAATGGACTTTGCTCTCGTAACCATTTGAAATGGTCTATCTTCAGTACCTAGATAGGTATTTGAATATCCATTGCCACGCTTTACTTTCCAAGCGAGTCTAACCCCTATATCATATATTGCTTGTCCCTTTTCCAATTCTTTTGATTTTTCTTCCTCACTCATTTTTACTTGTTTTTGATTTGTAATGGAATCCATTGTATCCCATTCTATGTAGTATTGTTTCAAACAGGTGTGCTTCTATTGCATTGCTAAAGGTTGAAACTACTTCGTATCCGTCTACTATTTTACCTTTCTTCTTATGGTCCAGCATCCTTGATTTGAGGCTGTTGGTCATGCCTACATAGTGATGTTCTGGTAGATAATAAACGGTGAAGTGTGGGTCTCGCTTTCTTGTTTTTTTATTGTGTCCCTTTTCTTTTCTGCAATCTTTACAATCTGCCCTATAGCCAGTGCCTCTTCTGTTGAAATTATCTAAAGTCTTTTCTTGTTTGCAATGGCTACATATTTTCATATCGACAGTTTGTTCAGCTTACTGTTTTCAATCTCATATAGAGGAGCTTTATTGATGAAGTAAGTTCCATCGTCTCTATATCTCTTTTGTCCTTTCTCGAAGAATGTGGATTGGGTAAGCAATGTTTGCTTATCGGTGTAGCCACATATCCAGAAAGTATCAGTACGCTTATTTATGCTACAAAATATATATAACTCACAATCAAAGTGTTGCTGATATCCTACAAAGTTATTGACATAGTGTGGTTGTGGATCAACGTTTCTGCCCATTGTTTTTACATCTGCTTTTTGCCCCATGAACATGAGATCATGTCCTCCATCGAAGCCATCTTCAAACTTTGCAGGTAAGTCGTTTATGATGCGAAACATATTCTCACCCAGAAGACCTACGAACTGTTCTTCTTTTGATCCGTTGGCATCGAATCGGTGTCCCATAGAATGGTTTTGTAACCATTCCCAGGTATTTTGTTTTAGCAGTTGAGGTATCTTGTATGAAGTCATTACATCTTGATTAACCGGAGGCGGCGTTGATACTTACGGATCAGCAGTGCAGAGTTAGTTAACTGATTCTGCAATTCTGGTGTCCAACCAAACCTACTTGCTTGGATAGAAAGGTTGACGTTATCTATCATTAACATATCAAGATACTTCTGAACCTCTCTGATGTGTTTGTACTTCCTAATCATTTTTTTCGTCTATAAAGTCTTCTACCATTGTCTCCAAAACCGTATCTCTCAACTCACGTCCAGTGATATCGTGTACTGCAAACTTCATCGCTTGTAGCAAATCTTCTTCAGTGTAGCACTTGTATCGGTCAGACTTGTATTCATAATACTTTTTTTGAATATCGTTATATCTTTTTAAAAACTCTTCTAACAACGGCTTTACTCTATCGTCAGCAATGTTTTCTCTAATTATGTTTAACAGATCGTAGTTCGGAACATCTTCTACTTTTTTGTTTCTAATGATAAAATCAGCCGTAAATGGCTTTGGCTCTCTAAAGACTTCTAAAGTACTTATACAACCGTTAGAATCTGTTTCTACCCAATCTTCAGTAGACTCTACTAAATGCTCTCTAAAGGTGTCTCCGTCTGTTACAGATAGCCTTACGTTACCAAGTGTTGCGTAGTTCTTATTGAAACCTTTATGGTTCATTACTGTTACTAGTGTTCTTTTTGTATCTTTCATAAGCAAATTTATTTGCGGTGAGGAGTGCAACGACTCATCTCTCTTTGGTGTTAAAGGTTTCCTCAAAGTATTCTTCAGCAGTCCATCTTGATTCAACTGCTCCGTGTCGTGCATCGCTAAAGGCGTTGCAGATGATTTCCCTCTCTTTCTTAAGTAATTCATCTGCTAATCGTTTAGCGTTTCTTACGCCTCCACGATACATTACATCCTCTAATGAGGTTAACTTTGCTTCTAACTCATTGAGTTGGTCAATCAACTCTTGCATTGGTGTTTTCATTTCTCTTTAGTGTTAAAGTATTCTACAATTAATTCAATCGCCATTCCTAAATCTTTAGGCTCTGCCATCTCTAAAGTATCATCACCTCTGCGCCACT